TAATAAAGGTATACAAAACAAATTTCAAAATTATGTTCAAAAATTCGTAGAAGTCCCAAATACAAATATTCAAGAGGAAGTCTTAAGCGACTTCGGTTATGACCTCTGCTACGACATGGCACAGCAGTACGGACACGCACAGTTAGTGTGGTACGCACTAAACGGAACCAGAGTGGTGGAGGGTGAGTACACGGACAGGGACTAACCCATTCGTGCGTTCGTGAATACAGCAGTGGTTGGGGGGTCGCCCCCGCCCCCCGTTTATTAAAATGGCAAGGTACCATTAAGCTATAAACGACCCAGATCGAAAGTGTATTAACAGGCACTTAAAAAATTTTTTTGATATATAAAATCAAGATGACAATCCATTTTATGCAAAAAAATTTCCAGGAAAATTTTGGCTCCGTAGAAGTCGATGACTATACTCACGAATACTTTGTTAGGATACCAGAATGGATCATTAATGAAATGGACTGGTACGAGGGCACAGAAATAAATATTAAGGTCGATGGAGACGACATTATCATCAATGAACGAGAATAGTACCTATCACATTTACTTTCAAGATAAATGCATCTTCAAGAATTTGAACGAAGATGACTTTCATTTTATATGGGGTAAACTCTACACCTCATATCATAAAGAAGAGATTACATATACTTTTATTGAGGAAAACCCAACAAATACAAAAGAGCTTTCAGAATCATCTTATTGACTGACCACTATATAAGTGGTATAATGAGTTTGTAATTACACGTTATTATGGCTAAAGGATTTACAGTCAAAGCAAAATCGCCCGTTGCAAAAAAAGCGAAAGCGAAACCAGAGTGGGACTATGATAAAGCAAGAGAGATGATCAGAGGAAAATCAGTTGTCTTTTGTTTACCAGGTAGAGGAGTATCATACACTTACTTAAAGAACTTTGTACAATTATGTTTTGATATTGTACAGGCAGGAGCACAGATACAGATATCACAAGACTATAGTAGTATGGTAAACTTTGCACGTTGCAAGTGTTTAGGTGCAAATGTGTTACGAGGTGCTGACCAAGTTCCTTGGGATGGAAAGTTAAATTATGATTATCAGTTATGGATAGACTCAGATATTGTTTTTAATACAGAAAAGTTCTATCAGTTGGTATTAATGGATCAACCATTAGCATCTGGATGGTATTGTACAGAAGATGGGAATACAAGTTCAGTAGCTCACTGGATGGAGGAGGATGACTTCCGTAAAAACGGTGGAGTGATGAACCATGAGACCCTCGAAACTATGGGTAAGAGAAAGAAACCCTTTACAGTTGACTATACAGGTTTTGGGTGGTTATTAATTAAGAAGGGTGTCTTTGAACATGAAGAGATAAAGTATCCTTGGTTTGCTCCAAAGATGCAAGTCTTTGAGTCTGGTGAGGTACAGGATATGTGTGGCGAAGATGTCTCGTTTTGTTTAGACGCAAAAGAGGCAGGATTTGAGATATGGTGTGATCCAAGAGTACGTGTAGGGCATGAAAAAACCAGAATCATATAGATACCGCATCCGTCATAATCAGGAAGTTTTAGGGGACAACTTGACTACTGAAGAGTATTGTGATATGATGGAGGATATAGCACAACAATACTATGAGGGAAAATTCCCGAATCCCCTCTCGTTAACTACTGAAATTTGTGAATAATGGCTGCAAAATGGAATATGGGTGGAACTATCGAGTCAAAACCCAAAAAAACAAGCATCGGAAGAGGTCAGCATACAAAATATTCCGCTACCTCTCGTAATAAAGCTAAAAAATGGTATAGAGGGCAGGGCAAGTGAACTGCTGGCACTGCGGAACTGAGTTGATCTGGGGAGCAGATCACGATATGGAAGATGTAAATGATGGAGAGGAGTCAGAATATGACTTCTTTTCTAATTTTACATGTCCAAAATGTTATTCATATGTTGAAGTATTCCATTATAAAGGTCCTATAGACGATGAGCACACTAATAACTAACTTACCATCCTACGAAGTATGGGTGAGAAAAGAATATTTAACCGATCATAAGTCAGGTCATGGCGAATTTACCAAAGGAGTTTGGGTTTCTGCAAAAAGTATACCTGGTCGTGCCTTTTATTTTGAAACTTATCTACCTGAGTACGCTGCAATATACGATAAATTACCAATATCCGCTTTTGTCTCGTCCCCTGAGACACCAAAACCAGATATGACTCTGCATAATTTGCAGTTTTGGAACTGCATGGACTATGGAGTGGTCGCAGTTCTGAAGCAATTTATCGGATCAATGCACTATGAAGTGTATACAAGAGACTTTGGCAACCAAACAGGCACTTATATTTGCACTTTAGATAATTATCACTCCGATGTGGATGCTGTTGACTACTCAACCAGTGAACAACCTGCTGAACATAAGTCTCATAACCTCTTAGAATTGGATAATGGGCAGTTTTGTCTCTATCCAAACAACAGAATGAGGATTTACGACAACAGTATTACTCCAGAAACACCAAAAGTGCCCGATTTTAAGGTTTCAACAGTGTATTATCAAGTTGAAAACGGTCATGATCGTGATGGATTGGGTTCAGAAGAGAATTATTTTTGGAAAACAGCAAAAGAACGCAACGAAATCGAAGAAAAAGAGGAAAGAAAACCGTTTGAACCAAAAACAGGCAATGTAGACATCAATATTGAACCAGAATTAGGATGAAACACGTAAAAAACGCTCACATGGGTACACATTTACTCGTTGAAGTGTATAATGTACCCTTTGAGAAATTAAATGATGCGGAAAAAATCGAACAAATATGCGTGAGTGCTTGTAAAACTGAAGGTTTAGAGGTTTTAAACACTTATACACACCAATTTGACCCTTATGGAGTGACTTGTACCGTAACTTTAGGTGAAAGTCACCTTTCTTGTCATACTTGGCCAGAAAAAAATTGTGTTGCGTTCGATATTTTTACTTGTGGAGCAAAAAATCCACGTAGTGTTGCTTGGTGGGTGCTTGAATACTTCGACACTGATGATTATGTAATGAAAGATTATGCAAGATAGGGTATAAATAAATCTAAAAGCATTAATAATGGCGATTCAACGCAAATCAAGAGCATTTAAGGATATCAGTTTGTCTTTTACACCACATCCAGTGACGAAAGACCTACCAATTCTTGCGAATGAAAGAGCAATCGTCAGATCAGTGCGTAATTTAGTCGAAACTATACCAACAGAAAGGTTTTTTAACTCATTAATAGGTACAGACATACGTGATAGTCTATTTGAAAACTTTGAACGATCAACTGTAACAATTATTGAGGATCAGGTTCGTGAAGTTCTCGCTAATTTTGAACCAAGAGTTTCAAATGTTGGAATTCAAGTGGATGCACGACCAGATGATAATGAATTTGAAGTTACTGTATTCTTTGAAATAGTGGGATTAGATGCTCCACCTCAGTCATTTTCCTTTTTATTAGAACCAACGAGATAATATGCCCTTTACTCAATTTTCAAATTTAGACTTTGATGATATCAAAGTACAAATCAAAGATTTTCTTCGCTCAAACTCAAATTTTACAGATTTTGATTTTGAGGGTTCTAACTTTTCAGTTTTAATTGATACTCTTGCTTACAACACTTATATCAATGCTTTTAATGCAAATTTAGTTGCAAATGAGTCATTTTTAGATTCTGCAACAGTGAGAGAGAATGTTGTATCTCTTGCTCGTAATATTGGTTATGTACCCCGTTCAAAAACCGCTGCAACAGCATCAATTCGTATAAGTGATGTAAATGTCGGACCGACAAATGATAGCACTACAAAGTTTCTTACGTTACGTTCAGGTCTTGTTTGTGTTGGTAGTGCAGAAAATACAACTTATCGTTTTTCAATACCAGATAATATAACTTCAACAAGAATTAGAGATATAGGTGGTACATCATTTGCTCAATTTGATGATCCAATCATAGTTCATGAGGGAACTCTTCTTCAAAGAGTTTATCGTGTAGATACCTCAACAGATCAAAGATTTATTATTGATAGTCCAAATATTGACAGTTCAACACTCAGGGCATTTGTATCAGGTCCTGCTGATGTTACTATTGGAAGAAAATATAGTATGGTTGATAATATATTAAATATTGATAAAAATTCTGAAATATTTTTAGCACAAGAAGTTCAAGACGAAAAATATGAAATTTTATTCGGAGATGGATTTTTTGGTAAAAAATTAGAAAATGGTCAAACAGTCACTGCAACATATATTGTAACTGATGGTTTAGATGGAAACGGTCCTTCAGAGTTTAGTTTTCAAGGAACATTTTCAAAGGATGATGGAACTTTCTTCACACCATCCGATAATATTGATATTACTACAACCAGAAACGC